ACAATAATCACCCGCCCAGCTTCTTCGCTCATGTCGAAAGGATACCAGCGCCGGGGGACACGCCCACGGTCATTTCGCACATCCTCTCGTGGGCGTTCTGACATAATGTTGATTATCGGACAACGCTGCCGGATAACGTCGCGGATGGCATCTTCTTGGATGCCGATCAGCTGGGCGATATTTGGCGCCTGGTTATGAGAACGCGGGCGCTTGGGCGTAGCCGTGCCCCCGCTTTAGTTGAAAGAAGGAATAATTATGAAAGTCAAGCCAATAGCGGTCGGGGTCCGGAGTTATACGGGCAGGGATCAGACAAGGCATCGGGAATACACTGTGGTGATTCAGGACGGTGATACGTTGACGGGGTTTGCGTTGCGTGATCCGGCGGTGCCGCCGGTGGCTGGGGTTGATGTTGATGTGGACCTGTCGCAAGGGTTCGCGGTTCGTCGGCCCTATACGGGTCCAAGGGACTGATGCGGCTATGTCTGGGTCGATCTTGTTCGAGTTGAAATCTGTTGATGAGCTTCGCGAGGTGTTCCGCTCGGTTGATAAGTCGTTGAATGAGGCTGTTTTCTTCAGACCCGGCGGTTTTAATTCGGGTGGTTCGCCGAGGTTGGAGGTCCTGTGCGCCGTTTGGAATCGGCTCGTTGGCGCTGGCCTCGCCGCCGGGGTTTTGGAATGGTCTGAAGAGGGGATAAGACTGGTGGTGGTCTGATGTGTCCGCTGTTTGTTGGGGTTGTGGTCTCGGCTGGCGTGTCCGGCTGGGGCCTTGCCCTGGTCATCGGATGTTCGGTGCTGTTCGGTGCCGTGGTTGTCGGTTTGGCGTGGATTGTCTGGTCACGTCGGACCGTGTCGCGTATGTTGAGGTCCTTTAATGCTGACTACGGTGCCTTATTGGGAAGCGCTGGCGTTTCTGGGGCTGCTGGTGCTGAACGGTCTCGTCTGGGTGGATTGGGGCAGTCGTGATCCCGATTCCTTTGGACGTCGAGCCGACCGGAATTTGTCCGGATGTGACGGCGACGGTCTTCGATCCGTCGGTCATCGCGGCGCCGTGGATGGCGACGTGGCCGGTCTGGCTTCTGGTCGGCGTCGGCCTGCTGTTGGTTATAACGGTGGTTCAGGTGTTCCTAGTGGGCATGCGGCTAACGGAGTCCTGACCGTGATGGATGTATTTGTAGAGATTTGCCGGGCACTGTTTGGGGTGTTCGGGGTGATCGGGTGCGTCGGGCTCCTGGTCGGTTTGATCATTAGTGTTGGAGGGAGGTGAATTATGGATATCACGCCTTCGGATTTTACGTCGGGTATGACTTCAACTGTTACGTCGTGGTTTATGGCGAATCTTCCGGCTGTGCTGGGTTTGATTGCGTTGCTCATCGCAGTCTCGTTGGTTATCCGCCTGGTCAAGCGTCATGCGAAGTGATGCTATCGCGGTCCCCTATTGGGTAGGCTGCCCGTTCGAGTCGGGCGCCCGCACGTGAAAGGTAGAAAGCTCATTGAGGCTCGTGAGGGCCGTCGTGGTCGCGTGTGGAAGAAGCGTGTTGCGGCCGTCTTGATTGGTGGTATGTTCGCGGTGGCGGGGTCGTTTTTGTTCGCGTCTCGGTCATCGGCGGCGGCGGTTAATGTTGATTGTCCGGGTGGCGGTTCGACACAACAGGCCTCTTACTCTGAGATTTATGCATGGTGCTGGCTTAACGGCTCGTCCGGCTGGGCCCAGATTGTGAGTTTGACGAACAACGTCTCGACGGTGGTTGCGAAAATGACGTCTCTGGGCGCGTTGTTGACTGATTCGCAGGATGGCATGGGCCTTGCGGATAAGGTTTATTGGTTGACCGAACTGGTTAAAACTTCGTCGTCGACGTTGACGGGGATCTTTAACAGCGTGGATACGTCTCGGGTTTATGACAGTGCGATTCGGGCGAACACCGCGTCTATCGTGGATGGCGTGACGGGGCTGGCGGGTCAATTTGCCGGTATGTCTTCAACATTTTCGGACATCTTTAACAGTGTTGACACTTCCCGCATTTACGATTCTGCGATTCGGACGAACACGGCGTCTATCGTGACAGGCGTGTCGGGGCTGGCGGGTCAGTTGGCTGGGATTTTGTCGCAAGCTCAACAACAGATGCAGGGCATGGGGCGGGTGTGTGCGACGTCGAGTGGTGCGGCGTCTTGGACGTATAGCTTCGCGCCGTCTGCTGGGGTGTGCCCTCCGGGGACAACTGATAAGGGGCCCGTCAATGATTCCGGGTTGGTTCCGTTGCTTAATCAGGTTGGGGATGCGTCGTCAGAGGTTGAAAAGGCTCTCGGGAACATGGGTCAAAACATTGTCGGGGCGATTTGTGGTCAGGATTATCTTAACGGTGCCGACTCGTGTTTGAAAAGCTTGTTTCAGGGTCAAGGCGGTAGCGATTTGTCGGGCATTGAGAAAACGCTTAATGATTGGAGTGACTCGGGCCAGGCGGCCCAGGACTGCGCGAAATCTCCGTCTTGTATCCAAGGTCAGTACGGGTCGATTATTGGGCAGGGCGGTCCAGGTATTCAGAATGTTAACCAGGCGGGTGGGTTGATGTTCGGCGTGTTGGCCTCCTGGCTGCCGGTGCAAACGGACGTGTGCACGCTTTCTTTGACGCTGCAATTTCCGGGCCAAAATGATGAGTTGGCGCTGTGTCCGCCGGCTAATATTGCTGATCAATGGTTGACCTGGCGGACGGTTATTGGTTGGCTTATCGTGGTTGCGGCGGTTGTCGCCTCGGCGGCGCGTATTGGTCGTGCTGTGAATATCGAGGTGTCAGCCTGATGGGTGTGGATGCTGCTGTTCAAATCGCTTGGCGGGTCGCTTTGGCGTTCGTCGGCGCGGGGTTGGTGTACGGGTTGCTGATGTTGGTGGTTGTGCCGAATATTCCTCAACCGCCGCAGGCCTGGCTCAACATTGTTCAGGGGGCCGGCTATTGGTTGCCTGTGCAGCAAATGGTGTTGGCGTTGACTATCTCGGGGGCCTCCTATGCTACGGCGTGGTCGATGGGACTGGCCCGTAAAGGTATCGAAACGGCGACGGCCGGGACGGTCAAGGGGGATTCCTGATGTGGCGGGTGGTGAAAAAATGTCTTCGGGCGGTCTCATATCTGCTGCGCGCCTTTACCCAGTTCTAGCTATAGATGGTCTTAACGGCTCGGGTAAAACGCTGGTCGGGGCGTGTCTTGCGCAGAAAGAAGACCGCGTTTTGTCGAATGCGCGCCTCGAAGGTGCTCAGGTCATGCGGCGGTGGCAAGACTTTTTTGCCTTCGTAGCGAAAGACGAACCCGGGTTTATTCTGCTTGATGAGGTTCAATCTGTGGCGGGCGCGCGGGATTTCGGTTCGCTGCCTACAGAGGCGTTGACGTTGTTGTGTCAACTCCGCAAACACGAAATTACCTGCGCTTATACGTCGCCATCATGGGCCCAGGTTGATACTACGCTACGTCGGGTTACGACGGGCCGGCTGCATATGGTTGGGTGTGCCCGGCCGGGTGGTTGGGGTACCCCGCGATGGCTCCGGGGTGATTTTCGCACCGTTGACGTGTCTGCTGATTCTGACGGGGAGCTCCTGGACCGACATCGCTGCACGGTGAAGGGGCTGGTCAAGCTGATGCGGTCGTATGACTCCCATGAATTGGTGCCGCCGCTGGAGGATCTTGTTTGCCCGGTGTGTCATCTCCCGGTTGGGCGTAAACGTGCTCAATGTCAAGGGGGGCATTCTGAATGGTCTTCGGATGATTCCGAAGACGTCTCTGGTCAAATTGGTTCCGAACAAGACACGAACATTGATGAGCAGGTTTTCCAACATTTGGAGCTGCACGTTCTTGGCGATGCGGTTGTTGGCGATGAGTCTGCCGCCGGGGGAGGGGCCCCGGTAGCCCGTCGTGCGCTTGCCGCCTGACGTGGTTCGGCTCGGGGGGTTCGGGGGTCTCCCCCGGTTTGCAGCGCGTTACCGTTTACTGTTGGTGTTGTTGCCGCTGGGGCGGGCAGGTGTGGGCGGCGTAGAGCCCACGGCAGCCCCGTGGGGCTGCCACCATGAAAGGCCCGGCGCGCTCTTTGTCAAGCCGACACGCCGGCGGATGCCGTGTTTGCGGGTCGCGAGGGGTCCCCGCGTTAGCGGGGTTGACGCGACACGCCGCGCGACGCCGTTAGGCGTTGCGCTCTTGGGTCATAGGTGCTATGATTTTAATCATGGCCCCCCAGAACACGGTAACCATTGAGGCGATGCATGCGTGGATGAAGACATATACGCGCGCGGCCTGTGCGCGCCATTGTGGTGAAGCTCTGCCGGGTTCGGGGGGCCGGTTCTTGATTGGTGGTGTTCGGCCTGGGTGGGCCGGGGTTCGTCGGTGTTCGAATTTTTGGTTGTGTCCGAAGTGCATGCCTGCGGTGGCGATGAAACGTCAACGGCAGGTGGAATCGGTGATTGAAGACTGGGAGGGGACTTTTCTTACGCTGACGCTGGGGTCTTATGGGCGTGACAAGCTTGGTGATCTGCTGGACGACTTGCTTGAAGCCTGGAAGTTGGTGCAGATGCGGTGGGCTAATACGTATGGTGGTCGCGGTAAGAAGATGGTTCGTGCGACTGAGGTGACTTTCAATCTTGAGACCCATGCTTGGCATCCGCATTTCCACATCCTCGTCAAGGATTTCACGCCTGAACAGTTGGCTTGGTTGCCGGCTGCCTGGGTGGAGGTTCTTTGGAAACTTGAGAATAGGACGGGTCGGCGGGCTTATGTGACGATGGAGCAACAGGTGTTGAAGGCGTTCCGGGGTGATGATGAGTGGTGGTCCGAACGTCAACAGCGTTACGTCCGGATGTCGGAGTACTTGGCGAAAGAACAGACGTTGGGGCCGATGAAGTCGGGCGTTGACCGTCTTACGGGTGGAGTGTCGCCGTTCTATCTTCTGGAACTTGCGATGAAAAACGGGCGCGGGTCGCGGATGGCGCGTGAACGGTGGAGTGAGTATGAAAACGCGATGCGGGGGCGTCGGTGGATGGTTTTTTCGAAAGGGTTGTTGTCGGCGCTGGTGGATAATGATGATTTGGGGGACGAGGGGCTTGAGGTTGATGAGACGGGGATCTTGGCCTACGTTGGGGAAGATGTGGCAAGGTTGTTGACGGTTTCGGAGCGGGCGGCGTTGGTCTTGGCTGCTCGGTGTGAACCGACGGAGGAAGGTTTCGCGGCGGCTAGGGCGCGGCTTGTTGATTATCGGACAATGATCGCTCGCCGCGAAGACTGCTAGATGCCACGCTGTGGTGCGATAAACTCATGCTTATGAGCCTCCTCAAGAAATGCGCCTTGGCCCTTATTGTTTTGTTGGCC